CTAATCAGCCTCCGGCAACGGATACCTGGCCTTGATCTCCTCGACCTTGGCGATCCAGGCAGAGTAGTCCGGTTCCACGCCGGCCTTGATAGCGTCGAACTCGGCCTCGGTCTTGAGCGGGTCACTCTCCAGCCGGTAGGCATTCGCCCGCGCCGCGGCTGCGGCATCGTACTCAGCCTGCCAGCGTTCTTGCGCCTGCTGTTCAGCGGTCTTTACCTGGCTCCAGTCGATCATCGCGGTAACTCCACAGGTCCATCAGCCTCGATCAGCAACGGTTCAGGGAAGCGAGCGGCGGCACTGGCATCAGCGGCCAGCGGGAACCGCAGGGTTAGTTCCAGCCGGCCATTCCTTCGCGCCACAGGACCAGCGAATAACTCCGATCCAATGGCCTCGGTCGGCAACTCGCCGCCCTCCGGGAGCGGAGTGAAGTCGAACGCCTGGCCGTTCACGGTGAGTACATCGCCAGCCCTGCTCAGCGACAGGTGCTCGTCGCTGCCTGGCAGTGGTGCGTACGGTGACAATTTGATCAGCATCAGAACCACCTCCCAATAGCTGTGAACGCAACGTTGACGGCAACTGAGGAGCGCGCAACTGTCGACATCACAATCGATGTAACTGAGTTTGGGGTAGCAACAAGCGCATTCGCCCACATCCCCCCGTGTCGGGCATTGCAATGCGTGTTCGGCGGCGAACTGAATGTCGCCGGATATGCCCATAAACCATTGGCGGGTGCCCCGTCTACGTGAATGCTGCCCGCCGCGGCGGTGGTCACTGTCAACGCGCGCTCAGCCCAGCAGACCTGAGTCCCATCCGCGAACCGCACATACTCCCCGTTCGCGTTACTCCCGCGATCAATCACCGCACCGGTCGGTACGCCGCTCGACTGCGAAACGGCGCCCAGAATGCTGTCTCGAGAGTACAAAGCCCCAGTTGAACCCAGGGCAGATCTAACCGCAGCACTCCCAAGCCCAAGAGATGTGCGAGCGCCAGCAGCGGTTGCAGCGCCAGTTCCGCCCATGGCAAGCGGCACGGTGTCGCCGTCGGTGAACTCGCGGAGACTGCCGTATCCGTTGCCGTCGTTCTGCAACTTCGTCGGTCGAACATCAGCCATTGAAAAGCACCTGCAGGTTGAGAGTTGCGCCGCCGGCGGTGTACGCCGGCAGTTGGCCGTCAGGGTTCATTGTGAGCCGCAGCATGGAGCCATCGGCGAGATACCCAGGAACAGCCGCTGGGATGCGGACGTTCATCGGGTATGCCACCACGACGCCCGCGCCGTTGGTCACAAACTGGTCGTAGCCGGTGCTGCGCCGGACGAAGTAGATCGCGTTCGGCTCCAGCGACGCGGGGAGTTGCGCCACGACTTTATGGGTCTGGAGCACGGCCATTACCAGGCCGCCCCGTTCCACTCAGCCGGAATAGGCTGCCCGCCGAATCGCACCAGGCCGCCGTCTTCGCTGAACTTGTCGAGCGTCGACTTGTTCGCGTGCGTGTGCGCCTGAGAAACGGCGGTGTCGATCTGCGCTGGCGTCGACGTCGGGCGCCCGTTGATCGCGTCCCAGTTGAGCTCGACGTCCATCGACTCATACTCGGCCACCTTCAGCCAGGCGCTGGTCGCAGGGTTCCATGCGTACAACGCAGCGCCGGATTCGACTGTCGGGTCGGCGGAAGCGTCTTGAACCAGAACGAATATCGCCGACTCCGGCTCCAGGGCGTCGCGGGCGGCGATATCCGCAACGAACAGGATCGGCGCGCCGGTGCCGGGCAGGCTGGCCAGCGCCTCGTTGATCAGCGCGTTGATCATCGCGCTGTTGCCGATTGAGCGCGCAACTCCCGCGCTGTTCGTCAGGTAAGACTCCGAGTAACTGCCGTTCTCGACGAAGTAGAAACTGTCCGGCTGCAGCGTGCCGGGCAGCGTCGCGACCTTGAAAAATTGAATCTGAGCCATGTTCACCACTCGCTTTGTGCCCACTGGGCGCCATCTACGCCGTCCCTGCCGGGCGGCCCCTGATCACCAGCCACAACGACCAGCACATCGGCCGGCGGCGTCACGGTGACTGCGTATTCCTGCATCTCGCTGAGCACAAGCGGCTCGCAATCAACATCGATCGCCAGCGCCCAGGGCTCGGCGGCGTCATCCATCGCACCCTCCCCCACGGCTCACAGTGATCGGACCGCTGTAGTAGCGATGGACCGTTCCATCCGGGTATGTCACGTCCACGTCGTAGACCGCCGCCGACCATTCCAGCGCCGCGGTAGCCGATGCCGATATCTCGCGCGAGATCGTTCCGGCGCCAGCGAGCTCCAGGCCAGAGCCGAGCGCCAGCGTCATCAGCACAGTCCCGCCTGGCGCGTCGCGGATCTGCATCCGTACCTCGGCGCCAGCCAGGTCAACGGGTGGCTGGTAGATCAATTGCCCGCCCACAGGCGCCAGCCCAACGGCTGAAAGCAGGTTGATCTCGACGGTGTTGTCGTCGATAGCGGCGACCCTATGAGGCAACTGCCGGAGGCGCGCGCGGTTCAGCTCGGGCATGCCCTGGACGCCATCTATCCAGGCCAGCCACGTGCCGGGCAATCCGTGCCCCGGGACGGTCAGCCGGACGGGAGCAGTCGGCGCGATCTGGGTGATCGGCCGGTAGACCAGGCTCGGTTGCATGATCCGCATCGTGTCGCGGAACGTCGCCCCGCGCTCCACGCGCAGGGGTACACAGGCCGGCGTCATGCGGCTTCTCCTTTGGAAGGAATCAAACGTAGGAATAGAAGGCGTTCGGGTCGTTGCGTATAGCGTCGCCGGTGAGAGGGTTGTAGGAGCCCTTGCCCCACGCCTCCATCTCTAACGGGGAAAAGCCACTAACATCCACATCAACCTGACGCGATCCGTGGGGGCCATGCGGGGTGAGAGCCACTCCAGCAAACCGACGGTCTCTACCACGATAGAAAAAAAGGCCTAAAAGCTTGTTTGAGTATCTAAGCACCGGCCACGCAGATTGGTCGCTTATCGTCGACGGACGCCCCGGGAACAGCTCAATTGGTGACGACCAGTCCAATCCTTCCGCATAACTGTCGCCAACATCAGGAGTAAGCAGGTATATATCACCCAAGCTAATAGACTCCGAGCCACTCGCGACACTTTGACCAGTGATGCTGTCAGCCCATTGGATAGAACCAGGCCCATTAAGAACTCCGCTCGTAGAAAGCGAGTTGTACAGCGACTCTGAGGACCCGCCGGAAGAAGAGCTCAAGGTGTAGGAAAACGAAATATCTTCGGTCATGCTAAATGAGATGTGGTCGCCAGAGATACCTGCCGAGCGCGACATCGTTGACACGATAGAAACTTCGAGCGTTATTAGTTCAAGGGAGCCAGACAATCCATACCACGCTCCAGCAGTTGACCTTGCGCGAAGTGATGCTGAAAACTCTCCGATTAGAACTCTATACACGTGAGGCGCCCACGGATGCCCCGGGTATGGCGGGGGTGGCGGCTCTCCACTGCTTTCATTGAACGGGCCGTCTGGGTCCTCCGGCGTCCCACGCCAAAAGCGGGTATGGGTATTCGGGTCAACATCTGTTCGGCTGCTGTCGATAGTCTCGAATTGTATCTGCGCCCAAGGCGCAACCACGGACAGTTCCGCCTGAAAGCTGTTCGCGCCGCTCGCACTCACACGCAACTCAAGCATCCCACCAACACCAATGAATCCACTCCCAGCGGTCTCTTGATATCTAGCCAGGTAGAGACGGCGTGTTCCGTCGTTATTTACATCCAGAACTTCGAAAGAGATACCGTCCGGCTTGACGGGCAATCCAAGGTCTGACAGAGATATTGCATTACTACTGACCGTCCCAGAAAACCCTGTAAATCCATCCCGAAACAAACAGCTAGCAGCTATTGTTTCGAGAAAAAAATTGTATTGAACGCTTACGCCGTATCGAATCGTGTAACCACGAATAAATGCAGGCTGTAAGGAAACCCCGCCATAAGCTTCGGACAAATCCGTTCCACGCAAAATCGCTCGGTTTAGCCACTGCTCATCTGGATCATCGGTTTCCACTTCAGGGATAGGCATGCCTACGTCCCAAAGGGCCGTATTATTTGCGAGCCTGACAGGCGGCATCGTCATCGTGCGCCCGCTTGGTAACGTCAGGGTCGAATCAACGGCGTTGATTGGCTGTCGTATTAGGCCGTGCCATGGCCACCCCCATACCTGCGGAGCTTCATCGAGCGGGCTATTGGGAAACATCGTTCGCGTACTCCATCACCACTTCTGCGCCTAACGCGTCGGTCATGACGATCTTCTTCACGCTGCGATACCGGAGCCAGGCCAGGCCATCGCTGGTGGGGATTGTCTGCAGTTCGTAGTATTCGCGCTGGCCGGCATCTTCCTCGATCAGGGGGCTCGCAATACCGCCCCCCCCACCGAGCTGCTTTCCGGCGTGGTTGTAGTCCGCCCGCCCGCGCTTTGCATCCAGGGCGCCGCGCGGATCGATTTTCCGCAGCGACCGCGCCTGGCGTTCCGGCTCGATCAGCCGGTTGAGCGCCGCAGTCAGGCCTTGGTCACCGCGGCGCTCCGCTTCAACCCGTTGGCCGCCGGCGCGACGGATCGCTTCGTTCCTCGCGCCGATGCCGCGGCGCTCGTCTGATAGAGCCATGATCCACCTCCTTATGCCGGCGCTGGCACGTCAGCGAGCACAAGCATGGTCATAGTTCCGGCGATGGCGTCGTAATACACCCGCGCCCAGGCCTCACCAGCTAGGTCTATGCCTCGGATCTGGAATCCATACTCGCGGGTTGAAGCCCAATTCCTCTGCATCCCGACGATGAACGTCCCACCCGGCAAGTCGACGCCACCCGCGGTCCCGACGAAAAACACTGAATCTGCGTTCCCCTTGACGTGCAAATCAAATTGCCGAGAAGAGGCTGTCTCGATATCGACAGCCCCGATCTCGTTCTCAGGAATGTTATTCAGAGGCGCCTCGACAACAGCGTGCTGCGGCCCAAGCGAGAAATTGCCCGCGCCAGTTATGTGCAGTACTTCGGAGGGAGCGCTTCCACCGCCGCCGCCCTGCTTCACCCAATCCGCCGCAGAGGCCGTGCCCTTGGCAAGGTATTGGTCACCGTTTGTCGTGTTTACGTAATGAGCGCCCACGCTGGGCGGGGCCGAGGGTGGAGCGCCAGCACCGGACAGGACGTGCGTAACAGTTGCCATCAGTTGTTCTCCATGATCAGGTTGTTTCCGGCGCCATCGACGAGAGCCAAACCGCTCGCATCGACCAGGGCTCCTTCGGGAGTGCCGCCCTCAAGGGCCGCGATTCGCGCTTGCAGTGCCATGAGATCGCCGGCCGTGACGGCTGCATAGATCGCCGACCCCGCCGGCCAGTTGCCGTCGGCGGTGGCTTCCTGGGCGCGCTCGATCGTCACCACCCCACCGGCGCGGGAGGTTGCTTTCACGATCTCATGCTGAGCGCCGGCATCATCCGCCAGCGTCAGCAGCACCCAGTTACCGCCAGAGAGCGGCAGCAGCGCGGCGGCAGCATCCGGCACCGTCAGGCTCAATTCGCCAGGCGAAAGGCCGGCGCTCAGCGTCGTCTTCCAGTTGTTGATCCAGGCTCTCGCCATCGCTACATCTCCAGTAAGTCGTCAGGCACGGATACCCGGTAGGTGGCCGCGATCTCAGGCGCATGCTCGTCCCTGTAGGTCTCCGGAATGTCTTTCGCGGTCAACGAGAAGCGCCGCGGGAACAACTCGGCGCCGGGATCGCGATTGCTCCAGTTGCCTGAGAAACCATCCGCCTCATCGTCATACGCGGGACTGCCGTTGCGGCCCCCGAGCTGCGTCGAGAGCTGTCCGCCGCCCGACGGCGGGCTGACGGGATCTGACGAGCCAGCAGGAGGAACAAGGGGGTCTTCTGCGCCCCCGCCGCCTCGCATCACAGCGATAGAGATCGTGGTCAGCGCGCTTCCGGATGCGAGGTCGAGCCGGTCGACAATGCGTCGACACTTGCCCACCGCGCGCGCGCCCTGATCATCGAGGCGGAGCGTATGCACTAGGTCGATCGGTAGAACCATGCTGGTGGGCACGTCCCACGTCACAGTCGTCCCGCGGTGCGCGGCGATGAGCGTCGTTGCTCCCTGGGCCAACAAGCAGTTCAGCGCGGACAAACGCCGGTTGCCATCCTTCTCGTCGTCGTGGCCGGTGCTGCCGCCGGTGATCGGGTCGCTTTCCCAGCGCTCGGACCTGTCCGACTCGATCTCGAACGAGGCACGCTGCCGACCGACAATCGGACCGGTCGCCGCAACGCTCGGCTGAACCTCCATGACCAGCCGGTAGCGCTCGGTGACGGCTTGCGTCCAGCGCCTCCCAGCGATCCAATTTCCGCCCAACAGCAGGTCGGTGAAACTATTGACCCAGGCCGCTGGCGGATTGCAGTAGACCCCGGTTGGCGGCAGTGGATACCAGGTGGCATAGAACAATGTCTGACCGCTGCTTTCGGTCGCCGAGGTGATCATCTCGACATCAGGTAACTCGGTGTCATCGCCGCGCCAGTTGCAAAACCCTGCCTCGCCAACAGCGTTACCCGTGCCGGGGTGCTGCCAACCATACGAGGCGTTCAACTGCCATAGCCGGCTGAATCGGTAGTCGCACTCGATCTCGACCCTGTTCGTCTGCGAGCTCAGGTCGGCCAACTCGACCGCAAGCGATCCGTATACCGTAGAGCCTTGGCCGAACTCGTAGGCAGGCGCCACCGAAAGCCATGACGTGACGCGGAGAGCACCATATGGCGAACAGTCCAAGCTCCCGGTTACGCTGGTCAAACGCTCCTGGGCGTAGTCCCACCGCGAGCGTCCATCGACCGGCTCGAACACATCGGCGGACCAGGCGCCGCCGACCAAGGCGTCAACGGCCGCAATCTCCATGGCCTCTACACGCTGCTGCAACTGGTCAGTGCAACTGACGTCCAGGACGCGCCGAACAGGATTCCAGGCTGGCTGCGTAACCCTTCCCGTAAACCGCCGGCCCTGACTCAGCTCGCCGGCGGTCTCCGTTGCGTAGTCGATGGTTACGGTTCGACCAATCCAGTCCGTAGGGACAACAGGGCCGTCGCCGAGATAGATCGAAAAGGAAGCGACGCCTGCCGCCCCCTCTTCACGATCGACCTCGATCTCCCCGGTCAGGAGCGGTGTAACGTCGTCATCGCCAACACGCACGATTGCTCGCCAGGTGAAAGCGTAGCCTGGAATGATCGGCTCAGGACCAGGCACAACGGATTGAGCGGCCGAGTTCAGCTCAGCGCTATTGAGCGGTCCACCGTTGAGCATCAGATTTCCTCAGCGACAATTTGCCAGGTCCGGCTGTTGTTCGAAGAATCAAGCGCTTCAGGAGGGACCGACGCGAAGACGTGGAACAGCGGCCACCACTCGACGCGGTAGAGTTGCGCGCCTGGGATCTCCGACACGGTTACCACCTGGCCGGCGGACGACACGTCCGTTCTGACCCACTCACGGCCGACCAGCGCCAGCCCCCACGGACTGGCATCGGGGCGAACCTCTCCAGGGATTGTGAATACTCGGTCGGCGGCAGTACGACCGGAAATGCCAAGCGACGCATTGCATCGCAGCTCCAACGGGTTGTCGAAGTCGAGTCCAAGCATCCCCGTGCCGATCCATCCTGAACCGCTGATGGTGATTGCCGTCTTGCGCCAGTGCGTCATCTGTACTGCCGCACCTCCGCTGAGCCTCAATCGCTCGACGCCGCCATCTACAGCCTGGTACTGACACTGCGGGGCGCCGCCGTGTATCACGATCGGTACGCCCCCAAGCATCACGTTCGGAATGATCATTCCCAACTCCATAAAAAAGCCCGCGCGAGGCGGGCTTGGTCATTTTGGGCGCGTCCGCCCGAACTTCGAGGCGGCCTTGCGTATATCTCGGAGCGTGTCGTGTGTCCCGAAAACGGTGAAACCGGCATCGTCTCCACCTAGGTTGAGGGTCAGCGATCCCAGGTTTTGCATGGCTGCCAGCGGATTCGCCTGCTGAAGCGCCGCGGTCGGAATCTCGGGTATCTCGGGGAGAGTTCGTTGATACCTCTGCGACATCTGCAGCGACTGCACCGCGTTGAAGATGCGCTCTCCTCCGCGCATCATCATCAACTCCGGCCCACGCTCCCCAACCCAAGCCATGCCAGGGGGAGCGCTCTGCGTACCAGTGGCAAACCCGGGTATCTTGGGGGTGATGCTGGGCACGCCCGGCAAGCCCATCTCCGGAGGCGGAACCAGCGTGATAGGTATCACGAGCTGCTCAGCCAGTCCGGCGGCGATGTCGGCGACCTGCTGCTTCAAGGTCTCCGCGCTTTCGAAGTCCATTCCGAACGATACCTCGACGTTTTGCACAGCCGCGATGCGCTCCTCGAGGTCGGCCAGGTTCAGGCGGTTGACGTCATCCGCAGCCTTGGCATTACCAGCCTCGACCTCTGCGGCCTTGTTGGCGATGCGCTCCACCTCCTTGGCCACGCCTTCGAAGCCGTAGCTGTTCGCGCCAGCGTCCTTCAGTTGCTGAAGGATCTGAAGCGCGCGGCGCGCCTCCTCGATCGCCTTTTGGTTGTTGCCAGCGGTCAGGGCGTTGCGAGCCGAGGCCTGGGCCGCAGTGGCATCACCGAAGGTCTGCGTTCCGGAGGTGGGCGTCGCCTGGATGCCCTTCACCAGATCGGCAAACTCCTTGCGGACATCTGCCTGGCGCGAAAGCGCGTCGTTGAGGTTCTTGGTGGACTGCTCAAGGAGGGCCTTGGTCCGCACAACCTCAGATTGGAGGTCGGCGACATTCTGATCCCGAGCCCGCTTCAGAGCATCGTTCTGTCGCTTCACGATCTGCTCTTGGCGCGCCTTCTCGGCGGCGAGGGTGGCTGTGAGGCTGCCCTCCCCCTTTTTCACCAGCGTATTCGCCGTGTTGATGTTCTTGGCAACATCGTTCAACTGGTTCGCAACCCAATCGACGACGCCTGTTTCCTTCGCGCGACGTCCCCAGTATTTCTGGGTTTCGGAAAAGATCCGGTTCAGCCCCGCACCAATCTCCGGGGCAAATGACGCCATCTCCTCGCGGAGCTTCGGCAGTTCCTTCCGCAGCGCGATAACGATCTGCTCCGAGGTGAGCTCACCGGCGGCAGCCATCTCGCGAAGCCGGCCGACAGTCACCCCGAAGGAGTCCGCCAGGGCGCCAGCAATGCGATCCGAGGACTCCAGAACGGTATTGAACTCTTCGCCCCGCAGAACACCACTGGCGATGGCCTGGGAGAACTGGGTAATGACCGAGGCCGACTCCTCGGCAGATGCCCCACCGATTTTCAGGCCGAGCGACACCGCCTCTACGGTTTCGAGGGCGGCTCGCTGATCCATGCCCGCATCCCGAAGCGGGCGCTGCAACCGCGAATAAAGGCCGATGAGGTCGCCGACATCGCCCTGGACATCATCAGCGATACGGTCGAGTTCGATCTGCGCGGTGTTGAACTCTTCCTGCGAGCGGGTTGCCAGGCGAAGCCTGGAATCAAGCCGGCCAACAGTGTCGGCCCCGTTCGCAAGCTTCGCCGTTGCAGCGCCTACCGCGGCGGCGAGACCTGCAACCGCCAGTGCCGGGCCGCTCCCGCGGAGAGAGCCGATGCTCGACAGCCGCGAGCCGGCACCAAGCGAGTTGAGTTCGCTCTTGGTCTCCGCGATCTGCTTCTTGAGCGCCCGCTGCGCAACGGCAAGCTCCCTTGTGGATAGCGTTCCGCTGGACCGAAGCAAGCGATATTGCTGGTTCAACTGCCCGATGGCAGCCTGCAGTTCGCGCACCCTGGCTACTCCCAGGGTGCTACGCGCTTGCTCCAAGTTGTAGCGGCGCTGCTCGATCGCGCTCTGCTTGATCGCTGCGGCCTGTTGCCGGAGGCTGGTGGTGGCCGCATCATTCCGGCCAGCCTGGAGGTTTCGATCCAGCTCCCGCTGGAGCCGCTGCCGTTCGGATGTCAGGCTCCTCGTATCCAGCCCGGCCTGCTTCAACTCCCGGCGCATCGCGGAAAGCCGAGCTATCTGGACCGTCTCTGCCCGCTCCAGGCTTCGCAAGTCCGAAATGGAGTCCCGGTAAGCCTGCTGCAATTCGCGGCTCGGCCTGATCGTCGATGCCAGTTCGTTGCCGAGCGTGCGGATCTGCTCGCGCGCCGAGCGCGCCTGGCGTTGCGTGTCCTCAAGGGTGCTTTCGAGAGCAGTGAAATCGTTTAAACGCTTGAGAGGTTGCGCGACTTGCCTGACCAGTTCGGCATATTCCTTGCGGAAACCTGACACCTCGCGCAGCGCATCATCGAGGTCAGCAGTCAGCCGGATCTTTACGTCAGCCATTTCATTCAGCCTTCAGCGCGGTCAAGAACAGCGACCAGGGATATTCAAGGACTTGGTGATGCCCAAGCCTCACCAGAACGCAAATGGCGCGCTCCAAACTCCTCAAGGCTTGTCGCGGAGTTTCGTGAGACGGCCCAGCATTCCGAAAAAATGCGGGTTCACCTCTTTGCATGCATCCAGCAACTTGGCGAGTTGGCTCGGCCGGAGATCGTTAATTTGGCTCTCCGTAACCGATGTCATCAGGCAAAGATCGGACAGCCTGATATCTTCGAAGAGGACATTGCTGACGAGGTCTTGATCACTGACCTCCTGCATTAGCTTCCGAACATCCGAAACACTCAGTTCGCGGACGATCACTTCCACCTCGCCAACTTTCACAACCTTGCTTGCGGTCATCTCGGACATTTCAATCCTCCAGAAAGCACAAACCCCGCCGAAGCGGGGCTGGTTAGAATTTTGGGGTCAGTTCTTATGGCCCGACTGATAGGAGCCTCGCACACATCCATCTCGGTCAAAAGAAACCGTAGTCTGGTCAACATACTTGTCATTCCAGTAGGTGACAGCACCCGCGCCGGCGGTACTGCCGTTGCGGTTCACCTTCCCGTAGATGCTTTCCACATCCTCCCTGGACATTCCAGGGACGACCTTGCCCTGGACCTTGGCCTTGCGAAGGTCACGCTCAGACAACCCTGTGGAACACGTAGGGCTTGGCGACGAACCACCGACGACGGTCACTCCGCTGCCGCCCTGATGGCTACCTCTATAGGTACGGCCTGATGGCTGCTTGGGCTTAGCCATGACAGCCGAAGCACCTGACCCGCTTGGACGCTGGTTGGTGGCGGAGACCACATCGTCCAGGGATTGGTTTTCTGGGCAATTCTGCTGGGTAAAAGTGACTTTTCCGTCAGGGCCGACACACTTGAAGACCGTCGCCGCATGGACAGAACTGACCGCAAGAAGCAAAGCGAGAACGGGGAAAATCCGTTTCATAGCGACTCTCCATAGGAACTGCTTCACACTCTAGCACCGCCGCGCCAACACCAAAACCCAGGGCCTAGTTGGGTTTTGATAGCCCAAATGTCAGATCGGAGTCAGGGATTGCTCGCCCGGCGTCCCTGCCGGGCATGAATGGCGTCACACCGTCGCCAGTTCCTTCTTGATGTTGAAATACTTCGACTTTCCAGCGCCGACCTTAGTCGGGTCCATCAGCACCTTGGCAGTGGCCTCGGCAGCGAGGAAGTCTTCGGTATTGAGCCAGTCCTGTTGGCTCGACGGGTTCAGGCGGCACCGGAAATAGCGCGCCTGGATACGGCGCTGGGTACCGGCTGCGTTCTCACCCTCGAAGAGGCATTCGAACGTCTTGCCGCTGTTGGTCAGCGCTTCGATCACATCAACGGTGGCGGACTTGTAAGTCACCTTGATCGGCGTGGCCGCAGAGATCGCACCCCCTTCAACGATTTCGATACCGGCGCCGGTCATGTTCCAGTCGTCGAACTCTTCGTAGGTCGTGGTGCCGTCATCACTCTTCACGCTGGTGATCTCCAGCGGCATGAAGTCGAGCGCGATCGTGCCTCCTGGAACGGCGGTGTGCGCTTCGTCGGTGTGGGTGGCAGAAGGAACATTGGTGGCGTCCCCCCACACCAAGGCAGCCAGGATGCTGGTCTTGAGCTCGCGGAAGTTGATCGACAAACCGACCGAAGTGATGCGCGAAACGGCATCGTACTCACCGCCCTGCGGGGTGGTGGTATCCGGCAAAGTGATCTCGTTGGTCTCGATGGTCTGCTGGATAGTGGACACCAGGCCAGCGAACTGGAAGGGGGTGGTAGCGCCGGACTCGCGGATCTTGAAGGGTCCGCCGATCACATACGTCTCTTTCTCGATAGCCATATCAGGCCTCCTTCTTGATCACGCCTTCGCGGCGCAGGAATTCAACCTGGTCAGGGCTGACGTTGATCTTGTCGCCGGCCGCCTTCTCCTTGCCCTGGTGCCAATGCACCTTGGCCAGGGTGACCTCGACGGCCTTGTTCAGCGCAGCCGGCGGCGCGGCGTCGACCGCGGCCGGCACCTGGGGATCGCTCTTCATGGGTTACGCCTCGATGATGGTTTTCAGATAGACAGGGATTCGAATCACAGCAGCGGCCACTCCATCACCCGGCGGGTACGGCTCAGGCGCCCCCAACGTCAGCCCGGTAATGCCGCGCTCTCGGGGCAGCCAACGCAGGAAATGCCCCTTGGGGGCAGGCATCAGGCACGCCAGAAGATCTAGCTGCAGGTCCTCCAGAGCCTCCGCATAGTGGTCATACCCGCCGCGCACCGCGCCTACCACGTCGAAGCCGCGATGAAAGCGAACGCCAGCGTCGAGATGCTCCGGCGGCTGCTCCTTGCCCGGCTGAACGACGATCAGCGGAAAGCCCTCATGCCGCTCCTTGACCAGCTCGTTAAACCACCCAGAGAGCACGCGAGTGCCCGCGTCCGTCCGGTATCCCTGGTTTGGCGTGATGGTTTGCAAGCGCGCCAGCAAGGCCAAGCGGCCGATCGTGAGCACGTTCGGCTTCATGCTTCCTCCTCGATCGTTGCTGCCGTCAGCAACCAACCGTCGTTCGCAATGAGCTTTTCGACGAGATAGCGCGACGACCCGATAACGAAGAGGTCGCCACGCGATGCCGTGGGAACATCCTTCGCCAGCCAACTGATCCCAACCTTGTCCGTGATGAAAACCCCATCAGGCCCGTCGTAACTGAGGTTTCGATCGACCTGCAGAGGTATCCCCTTGATCGGGGGGCGACCGATGCCGCGGAACTCGCCCACGGCATCAGATAACCGCTCTTGCCCACGCTCGTGGAGCCGTTGGATCAGCCGGCCAAAACGGCCCGGCGCGCTCATTGTTGGATCAGCATCGCCGACGCGAAGCCGTCAACGGTGGGCTCGGTGATCTTGCCGAACGCCACCGAGTCGGCAGTGGCAGCAGCTACCAGCTCCCCATCGAGCACGCTGCACTTGGCACCCTGGGTCAGGCCAGCGGCAGCAGGCAGGCTCCAGACGCCGCCAGTTTTTCCGGCGAACGGCTCGCCCGCGGCGGCATCTACCAGCGGCACCACCACCAGGTCTCCGATCACCGCAGGTACGCCGGACTGAACGCCGCCAGCGGGCGCAATGAGAGTCAGGACGTTGCCGTCCTCCACATAGTTCTTCGCCATGGTTGATTCTCCTAATGGCAGAAACAGAAAGCCCCGCTAGGTGCGGGGCTCGGGAGTTGGCGCCGATCAGGCACCGTTGGATTTCTGCAGCCCGCGGAAGTCCAGCGGCGCCACGCCAGCGTCGATGCGCACCTTGCTGGCCACGCCGTCGACAGTGAAGCCTTCCTGTTGCTCCAGGTACGGGGTATCGACGCCGTCCAGGTAGGCCACTTCGATGGTGTCAGAGCCTTTCTTGGCAGCCATGTACCAGGCGGTCGCCGAGGCATCGTCCAGGCGCGGCTCGCCGATCACCTGCGCGAATGCGCGAATCGGGTTAACGATGCCGCTATTGACGTCGGCGCCCGGCACGGACTCGGAGTTGATGATCTGGTTGGCCTTGTCCTCGAGTGCCACCGGAGTCAGAACGAAGCCCGGACGGATGTTCAGGGTGCGCCCCTTGCCCTTCTCTACCTGGGCTTTCTGGGTGGCCATCTGGGTCTTGGCCTTGCTCAGGCTGTCGATGGAAAGCGCCGAAGCCGCGCCAGTGAGCAGGTTGCTGTGGTCGGCATGGAACAGGGCCTTGCCATCGCTCATCGCCGGGTTACCGGTCAGAACCGCATAGACCAGGTCGCCGATGGTGGCCTTGGCCGCCTGGCCCAGCTTGAACGGGATATCCGAGAGCATCTGCAGGTCGTCGTTGATGATCGCCTGACGGGTGATGCTGTACAGCTCTCCGTAGGTAGCCAGGATGATCTGCTCGCCTCGCTCGCCAAGGGTGACGTACTTGTACTCGGCGCCCTCACGCACCTGACGCAGCGAGGAAAACTCGCCCAGCCCGACGCGGCGCGCCGGCTTGAAGTCAGTGAGAATGCCGGGCTTGGTCCACAGCGGGAAGGTTTCTTCGGCCTCTTCCCAGCCCGCCAGCACCGACTTGTTGGCGACGTCCAGAAGGATCAGGCCGAAGTCGCTGGAAGTGTGGGTGAAGGCCAAGCCGACCATTTGCGGGGCGTTGAGCGAGGCCACGCCGATCCCGCGATCGACCAGCGAGGCACGGGCCAGTTCGCGGAGCGTCATGCCGTTGTAGGCGTTATCGGCCTGGCGCTCGCCGCGACCGATGCGGGCCAGCACGCTCGCGCGCACCGAGTCGCCCACCAGGTTGCCGTTGCCGGCATGGATGTGGGCGCCAGCGCCAGGGGTGGCGGCCGGCTTGGTATCGGCGCCAATGGCAGCCAGCAGCTTCTCGCGTGCCTGGTCGACGGTGATGGTCATGTCGTTCAGGCAGGTGGCGAGCAGTTCGGCGTGGCCGCTGGCAAACGCGCCGAAGGCAGCAGTGATTGCACTGCGGCGACCAGATTCCTCGGCGAGGATGCGGGCGCGAATATCGGCCTCGGTTGGGGCGGCGGCCACGGGAGCCGCCGGCGCGGCCGGTGCCGGAGTCGGCGCGGCGGGGGTCTGGGCGCGCGGGGCCAGTAGAGTTTTCAGAGCTTCGGGCATGTGGGCGAACTCCTGCATGCGTTTGGAGGAAAGGTGAGCGGCCGCTTGCAGCGGCTCAGTGAGCTGGTCGGCGAAACCGGCAGCGACGGCCTCTCGGCCATTCATCCAGGTCTCCTCCTTGAGGAGCGCCTTGATGTCGTCGGCGGACTTCCCGGTCTTGTTGGCGTAGGCCATGACCAGGGTGTCCTCGACCTTGTCGAGCAGTTCGGCATAGCGGCGCATGTCGTCCGCATCGCCGCCCTGGATGCCCCAGGGCTTATGCACCATCATCATGGCGTTCTCGGGCATGTAGATGGTGTCGCCGGCCATGGCGATGACCGAGGCCATCGAGGCCGCCAAGCCATCGATGTACACGTCGACGCTAGCCGGGTGGTTGCGCAGCAGGTTATAGATCGCCGTCCCCTCGAAGACGTCGCCGCCCGGGGAGTGGATGTGCAGGTTGATCTTGGTCAGGTCGCCCATTGCCTTGAGGTCTCGAGCGAACTGCAGCGCGGTGATGCCCCAGACGCCGATCTCGTCGTACAACAGCACCTCGGCGACGCCGCGACCGGCAGCCTTAATGCTGTACCAGGACTCATGCGGGGCGTTGGCCTCAGTCAACGCCGCCGCCATCGGCAGCATCAGGATTTTATGGATCAGGGTTTGATGGCTGCCCATCGGCGCCTCCATTGTTGCTCTCGTTGGGGAAATCCGGCCCAGGCACGGGTAGGCCGGCACCGTATCTGTTGACGAGCTCGCGAGCCTCGTCGGCGGTAAGCATCTTCCCGACGCCCAGGTACACCTTCTGCACCGCCTCAACCGGGTCCATCCCGGACTTGACCAGTTGGTGGTAGGCATCCGAACTGAAGACCAGGCCGGCTGCCCGGTTCGCCTTGATCTCCGTCTCACGCGACTTCTTCAGCTCGCGCGGATCTCGACCACGAGCGCGGGCAACTTCCGCCTCATCGGCGAAGCCGGCCTTGACCAGCAACTCCCATGCGTTGGCCTCATGCATCGGGTTAATCCATGGCATGACCGGCCCCTGGTAGACCGCCGCGTAGAGAGTGCGGTGATCAACGTCGGCGGGCAGGCGCTCCTTCCGAGCCAACAGGTACATCTGCAGCCAGGACCGGTAGACAGGCCGGCACCAGTAGTCGATGAACTCGTGCTGCAACAGGTCGTAGCCCAGCCAGCCCTCGACCAGTTCCTGGCGCTGTGCCGAGTAGGTGCCGTCGTAGGCCCTGGACACCGAGGAGTAGGTGCTGCGAGTGCCAGCGCCGATCATCCGCAGTTGGCCGTTGCGGAAACCTTCAAGGAAGGGGTTCGGCCGGTTGCTCTCGATCATCCCGACGTCTTCACCTGGCTCGAGGTCGTCGAAGACCATGCCGGGGGCGATGGGGATCGTTCGGTTCTTCCGGTCCTTCCCGGGCTCCACCGTGTAGCTGTCGGGGTTGCCCTTCTTGATATACATCGCCAGGGCAGCACTGATGCGCGCCGCCACCCGCTCGCTCTCCTCGTAGTCCTTCAAGTCGGCAAGGCGGATCAGCACTGCGTGCAACATCGGCACGCCTCGGTTCTGGCCGATCCGCTTGCGGTAGGCGATGTGGATGATCCGTTCCGCTTCGACGCGCTTCACCGCCAGGCTGCCGCCCAGCGTCTGCAGGTTGCCGGGGTGATCCTTGAGCAGGTGATAGGCCCTTTTCCGGCGCCAGGTGTCACGCTCGATACCCTGGACAATGCCTTTCGACAGGTTGTTGTAGCTGAAGGGCAAGTAGTCGGGCTCCAGCAGCTCCAGGGCAAAAGGCACCGACGTGGCAAACGTGTAGTTCGGGACTCGTCCCATCAACTTCTGCGCCAAGCCCTCGCCATCGCGCAACCAAGTGCGGCACATCAGCCGCTCTACCTGGGGCCGCGTCAGCTCACCAGAGGTCTCCGGCGAGAGTGACCACTCGGCCCACGCACTGCGGATTTCCATGGCCAACTCGGCATGCACCGAGCCATCCAGGCGCAGCGGCAGCGGTTCCACGCCGATGCCACTACCGCCCACCACCCTCTCCTCGAGGCGATCGAGCAAGCCGGTAACCAGATCGTGATCTTCGTCCAGTTTCCGGCACTGCTCTCGCATGGAGACCGCAGACTTCTGTAGCGAGGTGTCGGCGCCCAGCGGTTGACGCTTGGCCTTGTGGGTTCGCCCTGGCCTGGCAGCCTCATACGCCTGGATTGCCTCGCGGGCGGCCAGGCGCCGAGCCACCAGGTCGGGGGCCCAGGGTTTCAGTAGACGATCGATCAGGTTCATCAGCAGAACTCCGCCAGCGCCGGGCCTGGTCGGCGACCGGCGGCGCGGTCCCGATCTGCCGCCGCGCGGCGCTCCCACTCCCGGCGTCCGGCGCGGATCTTCTCGATATCCTCCATGGTGTGGGTGCGTCCGTTGAAGATCACCGTCCGCCCTTCGAGCACGGCGGCCTCGGCCTCCAGGTATTTGTCGAGCATCTGCTGCGCTGTCAGAGCCATGTTCCGCTTCCAGTGTTGAGCCAGCCCCGAGAGGTGCTGGCATGGTTTTCGTTCGAGGGTTGCTGTTGGGCGACCTGCTCCGGCACGGGATCAACGCGCGCGCGCTCAAGTTGGTCGAGGTCGAGGCCGAAGCGCTGCTGGCTGATGCGCAGCGCGGCAAGGGCGTACACGAAGCAATCCAGCGCCTCATTGCGGCGCCCGCCGGAGTCCCATCGCAGGACGCGAACACCCTTCGCCATCACCGGTTTCTTCTTCTCGGCGGTGATCTGCTTCAGTTCGTCTTCGTCGCAGATATCGCTGTCGATCGGAAAGTGCACACAGCCGGGCGTCGGTTGCCACGGAATGGGCACATCAATGCGCAGGCGGCTGTAGATCAGCTCCTTCGCGTTATCGGTGCCCAGCTCGGTCTTGTAGACCTTGCGCTTGCGGCGCTTCGGGAAGTTGGCGATTGGCTTGCCGTATGTGCTGGCCCCGAAAGTCGGAACCACCCAGTGCACACCATGCTTGATGCTCTCGGCCTCTACCTCATCGGCATAGTGGCCGCCGGCATCCCAGCACCAACGCTCGACACGCATTGGAACGCCGTCAGCCCGAGTGAACTGCCGGTGAATTTCCAAGCCGACCTTACGCCGCAACTCCTCACTGGCCGGATCGCCGGTCAGAATGAAACGGTGAACAAGCCATGCCTCCTCGCCAAGACCGAAAGCCCAAACGCGGCCCTCGTAGCGGTCGTCCTGGGTGTCGATTCCACCCATCAGGACAAGCGCTTGCGGCGGCACCTTCGGGTAGTTCTCGCGGCGAGCGTAAAGCGTCTGCCACTCCACGCGGTCGCCCTGCTCCTCTTCCCACACCTCGCCGCGCGTGGTGTTGATGAAGGTGATCAGCTTCTCGCGGTCGCCCTTGACCTTGAGCCACTCGTCAACCAACGACACCCAGGTCGTCCAGGTGCTGTAGATCGCCCAGCAGTAGAAGCTGACCGAGCGCGGCGTGCGGATCGGCTCGTTGTCTGGGCCGAACCAGTCGATGCTGTCGCGCGTCCAGATGCCGGTCTCGTCGCAGATCCAGCGGCCTTTAGCCTGGGCCACCACCATGTCGCGGTGTTCAAAACAGGCTGCACAGTGCTCGCAGACGTACCAGGCGCGCTCGGCCTCACCCAGCTCGTTCTTTTCCCACTTCAGGCCGAACTCACAATCCTTTCCGCCAAACTTCAGGTGCTGCTCCCGCTGACAGTGAGGGCAAGCAATATGCAGGCGCAGCCGGTGCGGAGACTCTTCCGCCGCCTTAGTGATCTGGCAACTGCCAGCGACCCCAGGCGTAGACCCCCGGATAGACTTCGGGTAGACCGCACCGTCCAGGCGCTTGTCACCTAGGAATGTCGGCGAACCTTCGCCCTCGACGTCGGCGTCGAACTTCGACAGTTCGTCGTAGATCACCTCGTCGGGCGACTTCTCCCGGTAGTTCCGGGAGGCCTTGCCACCGCGGATCCAGAGGTTGCGGCGGTTCGCGAACACCTTGTTGTCCAAGGTGTTGTCGCTGTGCTTCCGACCGAACCAGGGCGCCAGTTCCAGCATGACCGGCACGTCGCGGATCAGGCCATTGACGTGGCTCTTGCTGATGTCCTCGGCGTCCGGGTCGGTCGGACTCCACATCATCACGTTGCGGCGCTTGTGCTGGATCTTGTAGCCGATGTTGGCCAGCAACAGCTTCGTGTAACCGATCCGAGCCGACTTCACGAAGTTGACCACTCGAATCAGGTCGTTGCCCATCGCGTTCAGGATCGCGATCTGGAAGGGTGCGGTCTTCCAGCGGCCCTCGTTGTAAGAGGACTCGGCCGACATGTAGAAATGCTTGTCGGCCCACTCCACCGCCGTCATCGGCGGCTCTTTGAACATTCCCTGCAAACCCAGCTTGACCGCAGTGCGCAGATCACTGATCCAGGGTTGCAAGGTACTCATCAAGGATTCCCGGGATGTCGTCGCTGAACTCAGCGGAAAGGTTTCGCGCCAAGGCGATCTCCCGCTCGAAGGACTCCATCACCAAGGGATCAGCATCCGGGTGGCGGCGACTGACCGTTTTGCAGACGGTCTCCAGCGCCGAGCCAATCTTGGCGGCGATCTTCGCCAAGGCGAAAGTGGCGAACGGGACCGGGACCAGGAGCTTGTCCTGGATCTGGTTCTTCTGCTCTTGGGCGTAGGCCTGGGCCTTGGTGAGCCGGAGTCGCTCCTGTGTCAGCTTGGCTTCAGCGTAGGGATCGAGACCTTCCGGTAGCTCCCCCTCAGGTTGTTGTTTCCGAGCGGCGTGCTGGATGCGGTTTTCGACCACATCCGCCACCGTGTAGAAGGCCTCTCGACCTATTCGCTCGATTGGTTGAACGCCCCATTTATCAAAGGCTTGCGGAGAAATCCCGAGGCTCGCGGCCATCTCGGACTTGTTCAACCATCCGCGCTGTTTGGTTGTTTCGTTTTTGCTCATGACTAAACAACAACCAACCTCCGAAAAATGGTCATACATATTTGGCGCGCGGGGCTCGAATTACCCTCTGACGGGGGCACCCCCAGGAGGACCCGCAGAATTTTTAAACTTGTGCTGGACAATAAGAATTCGCACCACTTTGGTGCATCAGTCAGCGCCTCGCAGCGAACCGAGCAGCAACGCCGCGCATCGCCACCTCGAACTCGCGTGGCAGGTTCTCGTCGGCGTACTGCTGCGCGATCTCGAAGAAGCTCAGCCGGCGGCGATACGAAGGGCGAGACACGAAGGCCATGATGATCGAGACGGCATCGCGGCCTCGACCTGTGCGCTCAGCAATGCCTATGGGCTGGCCCTTGCGTGTCATGACGAAGTAGCGGCGAGCATTACCCTTCGCTCGGCTCCGTCTGCTATCGGTAGCGTTCGCGTTGTACCCGGCCTGGCTGAAGCCGCGGATGCCGCTCAATGCCTTGGTGACCTGGCCGCGCCTGATGTTCCCGTAGCGATCCAGGTCCGCGCCGGCACCAGGCACCACGTACTTACCTTCGGGCAGTATCCCCTTGGCCCTGAGCTGAAGCTCGGCCGGCTTGTTCCGACGCGGCCCACCGTAGACCTCGGGGGCAATCCACACCGATGCAGGCTGCGCACCGTCCGCTTCGTCCTTGAACCAAACCCGCGCTTCCAGCCGATCTTTCCTGGCCGGCACCATGCGCAGGCTGTTCAGGGTGTACGGGGTCGGGCGGTCGAACACGACACGCATCTCATCACGCAATCGATCCATCAGGCCTTGCGCGGTCCGCGTAAGCGCAGTGGCTGTCGCGTAAGGAATCTGCCGCTGCTCAAGCTCAGTCAGGTCGGCTAGCTGCTGCTGGAACCCTTCCGGCTTGATGCTGATCATCTTCGGCAATACCTCGGCAGGCCGGCGATGTGCTTACGCAGCGCCGTGATCATCAGTTCGCGTCGCTCGACTCCGGCTCGGAGATCAGAAACAACTTGTCCATCAGCGGCAGCAAGGACGGCTCCTCCTGCATGAGCGCTGCCGGAGGCTCCGGGAGCCGGGTGCACTCCGTCTGCGGGGCAGCGGGCTTTGACGTACACGACGCGAGCACCAGTGCCGATAGCATCGCGGCGCAATTGGTTTTCTTCATGGGAGGCCTGTAGTGCTGCTTGGTAGGTTCGGGCCAGGGCATCGGTCTGGACCTGCGCCTGGATGTCGCGCTGGGCCTGCTGGGCCATGGCGGTGATCGTCTCGGCGGATTGCTCGACGGCGGCCTGCAGGTCATCACGCTGGGCGGTCACGTGATCGAGGCGCCAGAACACAAGCGCGGCTACCAGAGCGACCACCAACCATGGCTGCCAGGTCACTGGTCGATCCTCCGGCCAACCTTGAACATGAACGTCGGCTCTTGATCGAGCATCGAGTTGACGATGCCCTCGATGACCGAGAACAGGGAGACGACCATCTCAAGCGGCGCCCACTTGGCGAACGCCAGCGGGCAATCGCTATCGACATCCCCTAGCCACATCGGAATGCCGTAATAGCTCCCGTGGTGCGAGGCGCCGATGCGTCGCGCCTCAGCTTTCGTCGTGAACCCGAGCATCATTCCCCCTTGAGCGCAGCACGCGCCCACTCGAGGCGAGCCGCACGGTCATCTGCGCCGTTGTAGCCACTGTTGATCTTGAGGGTGATCCGCTCGAAGCGACCCTGGTCGGCCAGTTCGTTTAAACCCCTCGACTTCCACCACCATGCCGACGCGATGGCAGCCCAGGTCCGTTGCTCCAGCAACTCCGGTTGCGCCACCAGTGGAAGCGCCAGGGCGCGGGCGACTTCGGCGTAGTTGTCGTGGCCCGTAATCATGATCAGGCCGCGGCCCCGGTATCGATACCCATCGCCCGTATCCTGCGACCCATTGCCCATCCTGTTGGCATACACCCGGTTCGCGATGCGCTCTGGCTGGCGGGCGTACTGCTTCGCCTCGGCCGGCGTGAACCGCTTCGGCCACGTCTTGAGCAAGCCCTCGGTGGAGTAGTTCAGGTTCTCGACCAGGCGCTTGAGGCTCTGGCTTTCGTGCCCGACCTGAGCCAGGAACATCGCCACGCGCTCGGGCGTGTTGATCTCGAACCGAGCCATGGCACCGTTGAGGTGCTCCAGCCAGGTCGTTGCAGTAGCAGCACCACACCCGGTAGCGCGGTCAAGTTGATCGGCGGTGATCTTCATCAGCCCACCTTCCTTTCCGCCCAACGTGCGCCCAGCTTCTGCACAGTGCTTACCCCGAGGACACCAACGAAGCCGGCAGCAAAGAACTGCCACGCAGGGCTCCAGCCAAACTCCTTCGCGGTGAGACCGACAACCATGACCAACATCGCGCCAAGGGCGGCTTCGATCAGTTGCCGAACAATGCTCGGCTCCTTCCCCTCGTACTGGGTACGGAGCCAGGTAAGGATGAAGGCGAGCCCCATCGCCAGCCCTTGCTCTCGCAGCGCGAGCAGCACTGTGGCCCAGAATGACGGGTCCTTCTCTGGCATCTTCATAGTCTCGATATCCCCTCGGCGGGGCGGAAATGAAAAACCCCGCGTCGAGCGGGGCCTGTGAGTAGGTGCGGGCGCGGCTTTTCAAGGGTCCGCACTCCCCGTAGCGCTGAGCGCCGCCCGCAAAGACAAATACTACATTTTTGTTGTATCACAACAAATTTGTTGTATAATGGACCCATCCAAACAACAGAGACGAGGTGATGAAGTTCAGCGAATTCAGACGATGGTTGAAGGCCCAAGGGTGACCTTCGAAGCCGGCAAGGGAAGCCACTTCAAGATCACCGCCCCGAACGGCAAACAGACCACCTTCGCGGACCACGGAGCTAAGGAAATGCCAGAACCGACCCGCAAGGCGATCATCAAGCAACTGGGGCTCAAATGAGCCCCCTCGCCTGCAAGCGCTGAACGATCACCCCGGAGGAGTGACCATGTACGACTATGCAATCCGTTTCGAACAGGACGATAGCGCTCCTGGCGTCGCCGTTTTCTGCAGAGACCTGCCGGAACTGAACAGCTACGGCGACGATAAGGCCCATGCAATCAGCGAGGCGGTTGACGCCATCGAGTCAACCCTCTCGCTGTACGTTGATCAGCGCCGAGAAATCCCCGCAGCCAGCCAGGCACAACCAGGCGAGCGCGTTATCCATCTGCCGGCGGTTACCGTTGCGAAGGTCGCGCTCTGGAACGAAATGATCCGTCGAGATATGCGAAAAGCTGACCTCTGCCGGCTCCTCGGGATCGCGCAGATCCAGGGTGACAGGCTCGTCGACTTCCTCCACAACACCAAGATGGAAGCCATGGAGAACGCGCTATCCGCCCTCGGCCTCCGCCTATCAGTGAATATCGAGGCGGCATAGACGAAAAGCCCAGCACGAGGGCTGGGCTCTGAAATAGGTGCGGGTGGATAGGGGCCACTACCCCGTGCGCATCCTGCGCTCCACCTGCATTGATTGGTTATCGCAAAGGGTGAAGGCCTTGCGGGTCGGTAACCCGTCACTTTGCTTACAGCCCGATGTGGCAGGTGAGACTGCCGTCTACCGAGTTTCGACCCTCGAATGAAAAAACCCGGCGCGGAGGCCGGGTTTCGGTGTCGATCTGGCTTAGCGCGCACGGATCAACAGATGTGGTTACGTTACGCTCAGTCGATCACATTCGTCAAGCCGCATCGAGCAACTTCTCGCGGTCAAGGATCTCGGTTACATGCACCAACGCCTCTTCCTCGAAACGATCAAGCTGTTTCCGAATATCCCTGCGCCAGCGGTTTCGAGTTGAGTCCGGTCGCGCGTCCTCATCCCAGTTGTTCATGTCGTACCACTCCTTGGGGAGCATCAGGATAGCGGTTGATCGCTTTCCGTCCTTGCCCTTCATCATCGGGATAGCCCAGGTCGCTACAGCACGCTCCAGAAACCGAGAAGGCGCAGGCGAATGCACCCTGCTCGCCAGTCGCTCGATGGCCTGCCCACGCCGATCAAAGTGCGTCGAGTAGCGAGCGTGCAGCACGTCCCACTCGGCCGGCGAAAGCTCCCGGTGCAGTAGGGCGTGCAGGATGCAGTCGAACTCGAACTGGTCCTGAGCAGAAAGCAGTGCCCGAAAGCCGCCATCGACCTTTCGGTCGATAAGCCTCTGCCAGCTCTGCTTCGCCGTGTTGTCGATGGCATCGGCCGCCAGGACGCGAACGATCGCCGGCATCACGTCGCGGTAGACCCCAGTCATGCAGCCCCCTTCGGCGTGCCGTTCAGGCCAAACAGATCGCGCAGCAGCGTTTCCACCGCCGCGCCCTTCGCATTGCCGTCCAGCAACCAGAGCCGGCCATAGTCGTGAAAACCCAGAGTGCCGCGGTCACCGTGCCAGTTGGCGATCATGACCAACAGCGCAGCCAAGGCAGCAGCACCGCCCACCTTGACCTGCGCCAGCTCCTGGCCGGCCACCTTGAGAAACTCCCGCTCCAGCCTGGTCATGACCTTGCGGGGCGCCATCGGTTGTACGTTGCTCATCGGATACCTCGCGCAGTGCTGACGCTCCAGTCGTTCAGGCAAAGCATGGTCAGCGATCCGCCGAAACATGCGCCTGTGTCCAGATGGAACACGTTCCCCAGCCTGGTGAGCCTGTTGTGTGGTGTGTGCCCGACCAGCACTGCGGCAACGCCCTCGATAGGAGTGGAGTCCTCGTTCGCTGCCCTGGACCTTGCCCACAGAGCGGCGGTGACGTGCGCTTTCTCTCCGGCCTCCACGCCGGCACAGAACGCCTGCCAACTCTTCGCCTGGCACTCGGCATGAACGATCCCGACGGCGCCAGCGGCGGTCTCCACCTCGATGGCCAGCGGCAAGTCGTCGAACAACTCGGCGTAGCCCCGCTGCTCTGTCTCCGGCAAGCCAAGCAGCCACTCGCCCCCATTGGCGACATGGAGCCAGTCGTCGCCGCCATGCTTGTAGGTGTCGACGACCATCTGCTCATGATTCCCTCTGACCGCGTGGAACCAGGGCTGGCTTAGCCATTCTTGGACCAGGTCCGACCCCGGCCCGCGGTCCACCAGGTCACCAACGCTGAACAGTCGATCAACCGCCTTGTCGAAGCCGGCCTGCGCCAGCAACGCCTCCAGCAGATCGAAGCAGCCATGCACGTCGCCAACGCAGAAGTCACGCCCAGCGGTGTTGCGCTCAAAGCGCTGAACCAGTGTCACTGTATACCCTCCATCCGCTGCCTGGCTTTCTCCGCACAGGCTTGAAACACCTCTATCCCCACATGCTCACGCAAGGCCTCGATCAGCAACCGGTTGGCCAAGTCGTTGTGGGCCCGGCGACTGTCCTTGCGCAGCCTCGCGATATGGTTCTGGAGACGGACCTTGTCTCGGTTCATCCAGCGGAGCGCGGTGCTTGCCCGGCTGTACCAGATCTCGTCAACGCTGCGCCCCGTCGCCTTCTGCTCAGCCTTGGCCGCCTCAATCTGGCTGCGACAACTGATGCAGGACGCGCTCAAGCGCTCCATCAACTCTTCGCACTCCTCCAGTGTGTTCGGGAGGGTGATCGGGAATTTGTGTTCGGTATTCACGCTGTTTTCCCCTTGCCGTACTGACGGCCCTTGTAGGGTCTGGCCATTTCGACTTCTTCCTCGCTGGGCTGATAGCCGCCGATGATCTCCACGAAGCGGTGGTACTGGCCCTGGTGCTGAACGTGCGCCACACCCACCTGCCCGTGCCGGTTCTTGTCGACGATCAGTTCGGTAATGCCAGCCTTGCCGGCGTCGCTTTCCTGGTCCCTGTGGACCAGCACCACCACGTCCGCATCGGCCTCGATCTGCCCGGAGTCACGCAGGTCGCTCTTGGTCGGACGCTTGTTGCCCCGCGCCTTCGGCCCACGGTTGAGCTGCGCCAGCACCACCACAGGTACGCCGAGTTCCTTGGCCAGTCGTTTCAGCCCCTTGCTGATCTCGGTCACCACGTCGTAGCGGCTCGCGTTCCGCTGCTCGCCCTTGATCAGGCCGATGTAGTCGACGGCAACCAAGCCCAGTCCATGCTCACGCTTCACTGTCCGGCAGATCTGGCGGATGTCCCGGAGCGTCAGCGAGGCGTCGTCGCAGAGGATCAGCGGGGCATGGTTGAGCTTGTTCACCGCCCCAGTCAGGCCCGGCCAGTCTGAATCGGCCATCGAGTGGCCTTCGGCAATGTGCTTGAGCGGAACGCTGCCCACCGATGACAGCACGCGGTTGGCCAGTTCGACATCGGTCATCTCCAGGCTGAACACCAGCGCCGGCTCGTTGCACGCCAACGCCACCCGCTCGGCGAACCCAAGGCCAAGCGTGGTCTTGCCGCTGCCCGGCTCGCCGGCCACAACCACCATGTGGCCGGGACAGATGCCCGGGATGAAGGCGTCCAACGAGGGTAGGCCGGTGTCGTACCCCAGTTTCACCTCACGGTTGAATCGCCTGTCGATGCCGTCAATGGCCTCGGGCAGCACCTCGCCGATGAAGCGGTACCGGCGCCGGGAGTCGAGCCCCTCGGCCTCGAGGGCAACCCATGCCTGCTGGCCCTGGCTCAGCACCTCGTCCAGCGGTTCGCCATCCTGCAGACGCTGGCTCATCACCTCGGCCGCGGCGATCACCCGGCGCGCCACCGACCGCTGCTTGATGATCCGGGCGTACTCATCAGCGTTCGCGGCGCTTGGGGTGTTCTTCACCAGGTGGGCAGCGACCTGCAGGGTGCTCTGCCCGTCCGCCAGTTGAGCCCGCGCCTCGTAGAGGGTCACGATGTCGACCGCGATGCCTTTCGCCTGGCAGGCCAGCAGCAGCTCGAACAGTTCCGCGCAAGCGGGGTGGTGGAAGTCCGAAACCTCCAGCTTGGCGCCCATGTCCTCGATCAGGTCGCCCCTCTGGATCATGGCGCCGATCACCGCATACTCGGCTTCGTGGCTGTAGAGCTTCGACTCTGGCACCTCGTAGCCCATCACCGGGATATCGTGCATCTCGAGGTACCCGGTCATACCGAACCTCGCACGGATTTCCAGCGCAGCAGCACCACCTCGCCGTTGGCGTCGCAGAGCCGATCAATCACGCGATCCCCGATGAATCGCCGGATATCTACCAGGCTCAGGTTGCTGATCAGGATGGTCGGAAGCAGGCGCTCGTAGCGACCATTGACAACCTGGAACAGCACCTGGCGCTCGAAGTCGGTGCCGTGCTGGGCACCTACCTCGTCGATCACCAACAGGTCCGGAGCGTGCAGGCTCTCGTAGACCTCGGACTCGCTCTTACCCTTCCGCCCAAACGTGTCCTTCACGCCCAGGATCAGGTCGGGTGCGGTGATGTAGCGCGCCGTCGCGCCAGCCAGACCTTCGGTGCGGAGCACCTGCTGGATGATCGCGCAGGCAAGGTGTGTCTTCCCGGTTCCCATGGTGCCCAGCAGCATCAGCGAGCGACCAACCTTCCAGTTCGAGGCGAAGTCATCTGCGTAAGCCTTGCAGCGAGCCAGGACTGGCGACTGCTGGTCCGGTGCGAAGTCGGTGCGGTAGTTATCCAGGGTCGCCAGTCGGAAGCGCGGCGGTATCTGGCTCTCCAGCAACGCGGCGTTGACCATCCGGGCATCACGCGCAGCCTGAGCCTTGGAGCGAACCTCCGGGTCGGATGATTGGCGAGCTTCGAACTCGCAGCGCCCGCATCCAGTCCAGACGAACCCGCCGTCGAACTGCTCCTGCTGCTTGCTCTCGAAGCCGCCGTGAACGGGGCAGGTCTCGTCCCTGGTTTTCACTTGGTTTTTGGTCATGGTCATGGTCTCGCAATTCGGTAGGTGCCGTCGGCCTGGCGCTCCAGGCCCTCTTCGTGGTTGGTCTGGTCGAGGCCCAGATGAGGCGAAGCAGGAGGAGGTCCAGCGCGCTGCGCGCCGAACGGAGGCCGCTGGTTTCGCACCCAGTTGCGCCAGGCCGCGAACCAGTCGAGCTTCGTCGCGTTCTTCCCGGTTGCGGATCGCCAGTGATCACCGAAGCTCTCACCGACCTTGCGCAGACCGGCCTCACCGAACTCAGGACGCTCGGCCAACGCCCAAGCCAACCAGTCATCCGGCAGGGTCCAGTCCTCCGGCAAGCGGGAGCCTCGCTTAGGCCTGACGGCTGGAGGGGGCTGCTCGGACTCTGGTGTTGGGCGCTGCTCCTGCGGCGCCAGCTCTTGATCTTTTCTCTGTCCCTGTCCCTGTCCCTGTCCCTTGCGATCCTCAGTGGATTGCTCGCTCGATACTTCGGGGATGCTTGAAGGACTCGCCGTGCATTCCTCTTTCTGTGCATCAGGGATCGGAGAATGATCGATGGTGGAAGACGGGTTAAGCTCGCGCAGCAGACGGGCCGCCTCGCTTATCTTGTCCTCCAGCACCTTGGCGTCGAACGGCAGTTTCCACCGCTTGGCATTCCCCTTGCCGCCGCGCAGCCTGGCATGCAACTTCTGCAGCCAGCCCTCCAGCGCCTTCTCCGCGACCACGGGATGGTAGAGCCGGCCATCAGAGCACTTGACCCATCCATGTAGCGCACCATCCTTCACCGCTCGCCAGGACTTCAGGTCGCGCCCGTATTCAGCCAGGCGGGCCAGGGCAACATCATCATCAGGCAAACTGCCCGCCGGCACCTGGTGGTAAGACTTGAGCCACAAGGTAAGCCCTGCCCTCCACTCTCCATCCGAGGCCCGCGCGTGAAACTCCGAACCGAAGAGGCGGGCAATGTCGAGCGGCATGAACTGGAAATCCCGCAGGTCACAGTCGGCCGGAGTCATCGGATCAGGAAACGACATCGCTGCTCCCTTCAAGCTCACGAGCAAGGCGCAGGAGCTCCGCTCCTACGAGCATTGCCTGGCCGGCGGACAATTCGACGTATTGCTGCTCGCCATGACTGTCCTCTTGAACAATGAAGACCCCATCTCCCTCGAGGCCCACTTCAGTTTTCAGCGTTGCTCTGAGCTTCATATGTCCAGTTCCTCGGTGACGCGCTTCACGAAGTCGTGGTATCCCTCGGCCATGAGGAACCCTTGATCTTCAAGCGCACCGCGGCATGCCTTGGCGTGGCCGTAGAGCACCCAGCGCTTACGCTCGGGCAGGTCGCGGAATTGACGGTAGGACGGCCATGGCCCGGCGATCACCGGGCGGCCGTTGGGGCTGGTGGTGATCCGGCCCGGTTTCGGTTGTGTGGTCATTGGATGGTCTCCCCGGTGTACTTGGCCTGCGTGAACCGGCCGTCCCAGGTGGCTTTCATGACCAGCTTTTGCTGCATGTAGAGTTGGTGCAGGCGCTGGGCGCCGGCCAGCAGCAACTGCAGGTCGTACTTGATGAAGGAGTCACCGCCCTCGGGGGCGATTTTGCGCGGGCGCTCGGTGAGGTACTTGTCGCGGACACGGCTGGCGACGCGATACCGCGGTGCGCCCTCCTCTTCGCGCTGCTCATTGAAGAGCCAGCCGAGTTGGCACAGGGTGCTGTTTACCTTGGCGCAGTTCACCCCGTTCAGGCGCTTGCAGAACTGAGTAGGCGTCTCGCCTACCATGAACAGCGATTCAAGGCTGGAGATGGTCTCGGCCTGGTGCTGATTCTCCAGTTGCAGGACGGCGTTCTGTTCCTCCAGGTCAGCGGCCAGCCGCAGGGCCTCGGCTCGGGTACGCGGGATCTGGTAATCGCGACCGGTACGCTCAGCCTCAAGCTGCTGCCAGCGGTCGATCACTCGGGCACGATGCTCATCGCTGTAACCAGCAACGACCAGGTGAGTATCCCTCTCGATCAGGTCATACACAGCGATCGGACGGCCACCGGTGGACTCCCGGCGAGTTTTACGACTTGATCGTAAAAGCCCCTTGTCGAAGAGACGTTCGATGGTCGTGACAACGTCGTTGTGGCGAGCCTCGACAAGATCCGCGATCTCGCGGCTGGTCATGGTGGCGGCCTGGCCGCCGATGGTAGTCAGGTTCATCGTTCTACTCCCGCCATCTGCACCAGTGCGTTTTCCGTTTCGCCGGTAAGGTCAGCGAGGCGTCGGAACACCTCGCGGTGTGTGTACCAGGCGCAAGCCGGACTGACCTTCGCCGCCGACAACGCCATCAGCGCGCCGATCGTGCGCTGTGCCTGCATTAATCGCTTGGCGTGATCTTGCTCGCGCTCTACCCGACCAAGAAAATCGTCCAGAACCTGCTGCGGGCCGTGGTAGTGCAAGCCGTAGCTAAACGTCCCGCACAGCCTTGACGGAGTGTCCGGGACCAGCCCTCTCCTCGAGCGCAAAGACTTCTTGATATCGAGCTCAGTCATGGCCGCTCCTCCCGGTAATGCCAGACAGAAGCCCGGCGAGGTCGGCGCGTGCTCGCTTGGCGTCGTGGTCCAAACGATCAGGGGTGGCGTATTCCGGCGCGTACTCGCCGCGGCCTACCCAGCAACGGTTGCCGGGGTAGCGGTCGTTCAGCAGATCGGCGCCGCGCTGGGCCTCTTCCTCGGTCGAGAACGGGGCGACCATCTGGGCTATCGCAATCCCGCCCTTCTGAACGGCCGGTGTGGAGATGAACCAGAACAGAACTCCATCGCCTGAAGACGCACGCTGAAACACGGGACCGGTATCGAAGCTGCCATGGTTCACAGGTCACGCTCCCGATAGGCGGCGCCGATCTGCTGGTTGTAGCGGTAGAGAAAATTCCCGGTGTACAAGATGATCCGCTCGATCAGGTCATGAATCTCCGTCACAACGGGGTGCCCTCGACCACCAAGGGCGGGAACGACCGAGTCCATCAGCAGAGCCCGAAGTTGCGTCATATCACTCCGAGCGTGATTGAATAGATCGAACTCATTACGACTGAGCTCGACCCGCTCCATCACCTCCCCGTCGACAGGAAGCGGAGGACGAGAGGCCTGTGCCTTCGAGAGATCAGACATGATCACCTCCCAGCGCATCCTTCACCTCGCGCTCACGGGCTTTCCATTCGAGGTAGCTCTCGCGATCAGTCCTTTCGACATCCTCGCGGAGCCCAGGGACCAACTCGAACAGGACCGTGTCGACCTGCTTGCGATGTGCGCTGATCTCGTCCGCCTGCTGCGAAGTGCCATCGATGGCGCGCTCGGCCCACTCGGGGAGTTGCCTTTGTAGCCGCATTTCGTTGAGGATCGTCCAGAGGTGCGAGGTCAGGTCGCGCTCTGCCCGAATACCCTGGCGGAGCATGGTGATTGAGGCGCTCATTGCTTCCGCTCCTTCTGCCGGTTGATGCGATCCGAGAGGACCTGTTCGAGCTCCACCAACTGGAAGATGCCCCCCCCGATCTCCTCCAGAAACCAGCCGAGACGCTCTGAGGTTTCCTGGCCTACTTCGCCTTCAGCGCCAACGTTCGCCAGCAGGTTCCCAACAGCGGCGACACCAAGCGCCATGTTCTGAGCAGCCTGCCGGGCTACTTCACGCTCCCCCCAAAGAGACATCGCCTGCTCGTCCGTGAGTACCTCAGACGGGTCGCGGGAACACTGCTTACTGATCAGGTTTGCGAGGTTCATTGCCGGCCCTCCTCACGCAGGGAGTCGAGCGCGGCGTCAACCAAATCGCCAGCCATCTCTGCAGCAATCTCCAAGGCATACAAGCACGCGTGCTCTTCGTCGGAGGTGGTCAGTGCTCCGAGAATGCTAGAAACACTTAGCGTCAGCGCGATGGCCTCGCTCAACGCCTCTTCGACCGTCGTGGTCGGGTTAATCGCTGCGAATCTCCGCGGCGGAAGCTGAGATATCGGAGCCTTCAGTGCAGACGACTGGGGCTTGTTCCAGACCGCGCTCATGCTGCACCTCCTTCGTGTTGCGACACGTTTTCAGCATTTCCGGATTGGGTCGCGACACGTTCCAGTTCGAACAATTCTGCGTCGGCCTGTTTCATATCATCCTCAAGGTTCCCACCAACGAACTCGGCCTGACCGAGTCCTATCGTGCAGATATCCTTGAGGTAACTGCTGCACTGCTCATCTCTACGGACCAGTGCAAGGATGGCGCGCAGCCCCTTGACGGTCTCAACAGCGGCTTCGAGGCCATCCAGCAGGTCTGATGCGAGTTGATGAGCAGAGCGCGGGGGTTGCGTGGTGGTGTTTTGCTGTGACATAGTGAAATTGTCCTTGTGAAGACAAAGTTGTATTCAGGCAGTCGCGCCAACGACTACCGACTAAAGGCCTCGCGAAAGCGGGGCTTTTTGCTTTCCGGCGTATGGGTCAGCCGGGCCGCAAAGTGGCGTCAGGACACTCCGTGCTATCGTTTTGCTTCCACACGAAACGGGCTCGGAGGCCTGGCATGAACTGGTTGAAAGAAGCCTTCAGGCGCTGGAAGGCAAAGCATTGGGATAAGGAGTACTTCCCAGAAGGCCGGGGCGGAATAACGCCGCTGCGGGTCTTCTGGGAAAAAAGGCGCGAATCAATCATGACGCTCGCCCTCTGGCTGATTGCCCTGATCGCCGGGGCGCTGATCCTGAGCATCATTGGCCTTGGCTGACTCGATCTCGTGCAGCCGCTTTACGGCTCGATTCAGGAAGTCCAGACGGTCCTGGTAGCTGTCCATTCCGCGCGGGAAGTGCACATATGGAGCGTCCGTATCCGGATAGAAGCGGTCATTCAGCGCCTTGTTACGACCAGCGCTGTAGCCAAACTCATGACAGATGAGCGCGATCCCGCCGGCAGCACCCACCGTCGCGATGATCGGCGTCAGCTCGATGTGATAGCCGCCGATAGAATGGAGGATCACACCAGCGGTACAGATAACGGCCACCGCAATCAGTCCAGCCAGAATCACGTAGACGTTTCGAATCATTGCGCCACCTCGACACTGGATGCCTGAACAGCGGTATCAGCGCACTGCCGGATGTGGGAATCGGACGGCAGAATGGGCTCAAGGTCGGCGGAGCCTGCGGGCACGTCGTACAGATCAGGCCTCAACTGATGCCGCGCAATTCGAGCTTCGAACACCCGCTCCAGATCACGAGCAAGAACCGCCCCTGGCGTGCGCCCACACGCCAGAACCTGTCGCAGGTACGCAACAGAGGTATCAAGCTTGCGCGCAGCCTCGCTGCGCTCCCTGGTGCTCAGACTTTTCCAAAACTCCCGCAAGGCTTCCGCATTGGGGTTTTGGGATGTAATGACGGCCATAAATGTACCTCCTAGGTACAAGGATGGCGAAAAGTCTATGTACCGTCAAGGTTCTGTACATTTCTGGTACAGATGATGGAATGGATGCATGATTGACATCAGTACTATCCGCCGTACAAATGCCCTTTCACTTGCAGAGAAGGAGGGGGGGACAGGTGCGTTCGCCAGCCGCATTGACCGTGAACCAACTCAGGTCAGCAGGCTGATTGGCTCGAACCCAACGAAGAACATCGGCAACAAGCTCGCCAGGCACATCGAAGAATGCTTTGACTTACCGCGCGGCTGGCTTGATGTGTTACATGGCAAGCATATTTTTGAAGCGCCTCACTTTCAGGCAAAAGCCGTGTCCCCCTTGCCCTCCGCCGACGCCGAGAGAGATCTTATGCCTTTATCCACGTGGGAAGAAGGTGATCCACTTGATCTCGACGAGGTAGAGATCCCCTACTTCGACGAAATTCAGGTGGCTGCGGGCGGTGGCAGATTTCCAGATCTGGAGCTCGCAAAGCGCAAAATCAGGTTCCCGAGATCCGTGCTGCACGAATCAGGAGTGAATCCGAAATGCGCCGTCTGCGTTAACGTCACCGGCAACAGCATGGAACCGCTCATTGCCGACGGAGCCGTCATCGGGATCGATATGTCAGTCAACGCGATCACCGACGGCGAGATCTACGCCCTGAAGCATGACGACCTGCTGCGGGTGAAATTCGTCTATCGCCTGCCTGGCGGCGGCATCCGGTTGCGCAGCTACAACCGGGACGAATACCCCGATGAGGAATACACCAGGGACCAGATGCGCGCCGGCGGCATCAGCGTGATTGGGTGGGTCTTCTGGTGGTCGGTGATGCGCCGGCGGCGACACTGACCGCTTCCAGCCGAACCATTTTTCCGCCTAGCTGTCTGTATATACAGAGGGGTTGATCTACCTCCCAGAGCGGCCTATCATCTGTATATACAAAATCAAATGGTAACCGCGCTTGGAAAATCTGATCATTTCGGACGCCATCGAGAGGAAGCTTCAGAAAAAGCACGGTGGCGTGAGCCGCAGAGAAATCGAGCAATGCTTCGAGAACTGCGAGGGTGAACACCTGGTCGACCTGCGAGAGGATCACAAGACAAACCCTGTAACGAAATGGTTCGTAGCCGAAACAAACGCTGGCAGGGCCTTAAAGATCTGCTTCATCTTCGAGAATGGCAAGGTTTTCCTGAAAACAGCGTACGAACCCAGTGCTGAAGAAATACGTATCTACAGAAAATTTGCAATCAAATGACAAAGAGTGAGGAAGCTATGAGCAACGTTGAACTGTGGGAAAGCGGCGAGCTCGGGACGACCGAAGCGCACGCCCAAGTCTCCACTGGCTCAAAGCAAGAGGTGGATGACGCGCTCGGCCTCCAACTGATTTCCATTCGCCTACAAAAGCAATTAGTAAACGATCTCAAGAAGATTGCCGAGTACCACGGAGTCGGCTATCAGCCGATGATCCGCGACCTACTCAATCGGTTTGCTCGGTCCGAGATCAAGAAAATCATTTGTCAGCGACTGAATGAAATCGAATCTTCCGAGGAAACTGTTAGCGAATCCAGCACCGCTCCGGTGAAGGAGTTCCTCGAAAAAATGAGGGCGTAACAGAAAGAGATCGTCCAATGGCCCCGCATCTGCGGGGCTTTTGATTTCCGCCCTACCCCTCCGGCTCCTGCCTATCCCACCTCAGCGTCACGGTGCCGTCGTCGTTGAACACCAGGTCGATACCGTCCGTCTCGGCCTGCACCTACTCGTAGCCCTCCCTCTTTCTTTCTGTGCCCCTACACCAGCTTCACGCCCCGCCTCAAAGACTCCGCTCTTGCCATTCTGATTCATAGGTACATTTTGCAATTGACAGTGTACCTTTAAGGTACTAGATTGATTTGCATTATGTACCTTTTTGGCTCTAAAGCACGGAGTAGCACATGACAACCGCCACCATCACCGCACATGGTTTCACCGGCTTCCTCGGCAAGGGCCTGTCCCTGCGTGAGCTTCAGTGCGTCCTGGGCATCGCTGCGGGTCGTACCTCGAAGGAGCTGGCTCGCGATCTGGGCATGCAGCCGGGCACGGTGGGTAAGCGCGTCTTGGCGGCGACCACCAAGCTCGGGGTAACCCGCCGTGCCGCTCTGGTGGCCGAGGCCATGCGCCGCGGGCTTATCTCGCCCGCCGTGATCGCCCTTGCCTTCCTCGTCGCCGGTCAGCCACTGCTCAACGATGACCACATGATGCGCAGCCGTCGGGGTGGGGAGCGTCGGATTGAGTTTCGAGTGGCTGCGCGCCGGGTTGAAACCTGGCTGACCGCATAAGGAGATCGTCATGGACAAGCTCGAAATCGAATACGCCCTAGCCAAGCAGGTTCCTGACATGGCTCGCGGCTTCACCATCGCGACCAGCTATGGCGAGCTTCACGTCGGCGCCGTTGACGCCCCTGTCGTGATGAAGGTGGTCCGCGATCTACTCGAGAGTGAGCTCGAGCGGGCCAAGGTGCACGAGCGGCAGGAGGCCGACCCGGAGCAACCAAGCACCACGCCATACCCGCGCCAGCCCGGCGTATCGATCTTCGACGTGATCACGCGCACGGCCCCTGGCATGCGCGACCGAGAGTAAGGAGAACGAAATGAACCTGATTCCATACGACTTCAACAGCAAGCAGGTGCAAGTACTCGTCGACGAGAATGGCGAGCCGTGGTTCATCGCCATGGAGATCGCCGAAATCCTCGGCTACTCCGACGCCTACGAGATGACCAAGCGCCTCGACGACGACGAAAAGCAAAACCGGCAAATCGCCGGTTTTGGACCTCGCGGCGCTTCGACCATCAACGAGTCTGGGCTGTACTCGGCCATCATCGGCAGTAACAAGCCGGAGGCCAAGCCGTTCAAGCGCTGGGTGACCCACGACGTACTGCCCAGCATCCGCCGCACCGGCAGCTACTCCATCGGCCATCAGCAAGCGCCAGCCCTCACCAGCGATGCATGCCAGATCATCGAATCGATGAGCCGCACGCTGAACCTGGCACCCTCGGCAACGCTCGGCATGTACCAGCGGCTCGGCGCCAAGGTCGGTCACGCCGATCTGCTCCCGGCCTACACGGTGGATAGCCCTGACCAGGACGGCACCAGCCACGTAACCGCAGCCCTCTCCGACCTGCTGCGCTCACATGAAGTCCAGGCATCCGCACGCCAGGTCTACAAGCTCATGGAGGCGGCTGGGCTGGTTGAGCGCCTAAGCCGCCCAAGCAGCAAGGGCAACGGCACGAGGGAGTTCTGGGCGCTGACTGAGAAAGGGCTGGCCTTCGGCAAGAACCTCTCCAACCCGAACAACCAGCGCGAGGTCGCCGTGCACCTGTACGTCGACAGGTTCGAAGCGCTGTTGCAATGCCTGCACGGCGAGACCTTGCAGTAACAGCCTCCCCATAACCCACCCGATTTTGGCAAAGCCACAAATGCCGGCGGGCCCTTGCTCGCCCTGGAGAAGCCATGAAACAAGCACTTAAACGAATCGACCTCGTGGCCAAGCTCGGCCAGGACGGTAGCTCGCTCCAAGCCATGAACGCGCTGCGCGTCATCCGGGAAACGGTAGCGAAACACCTGGCCGGCACCGAGGGTACAGGAGAGATTCCGCTCGAGCGCGCCCTCCTGGCGCTCCGCACCATCGCCGAGTTCCCCTGCCCCGAGCAGGACGACCTCCCGGCGGCGAACATGCGACAGATCGCGCTGGCGGCGTTGAGTGGCGCTGGAGCGAGTTCAGAGCCGGGCAACCCTGGCGGCGAACCTCTGTCCGGACCGGGTAGTGCCGGCGAGCGACCCTACCCCGCGCCGGGATTGGCCCGCGAGCGCGACCCGCTCGGCCTTGCTCGGCACGCTCAGACGTTCAACGAAGCGCCAGCACAGGGGCTGAAGCCTTCTGCCTTCGACCCCATCACCGGCACCACCGACCAGCCCCAGGAAGCTGCTCAGGACCTGCCTCCGCTGGAGGAACACCTGGCCCAGGTCGAGCAAGAGGCAGCCGCTCTGTGCAAGGACCAGAGGAAGTGCGACCAGAACGGGTGGGTCGCGATCGATGATCGACTCCCAGCGGAAGATAAGTGCGTACTCGTGTGGGTAGATGGAGGGGTCGAGTTCGCCACTCAGCACAACGGCTTCTTCATGGATCAGTTCCAAGAACTTTTGGACGTTACCCATTGGATGCAACTACCAGCAGCGCCAGCGTCTGGAGGTGAGCAATGACCATGCGCAAGGCACTGACCGCTATCGCACTCGTCGCGCTGCTTGGCCTGGCCACTGTTGCCGCCGGCGCCGCACTACAGCCGTTCAAGACCCTGTTCATCTGGGAGGTATGCCAGTGATGAGAGGCTCCGACATTCCACCACCACCAGGGTATCACCCTACCCCGCTCGCCACCCTAGGCCAACAGTTGGTCCGCCTGGGCCAGGCGATGCAGAACCCCAACACCAAGCTCGGCGAGTTGACCGAACTGGTCCAGGCCTGCGGCGTCGACCTGCGGATCTGCGACACGAACAAGGAGAGCCGGTCATGAGGGGCGCAACGTTGCACAGGCTGATCGATATCTACGCCGACAGTCGCCGTAACCTGCGCGTCCGTTTGGCGGCCCTCCGGATGTTCGTCCGTGCGGTGTGCGCCGATCGCGACATCAGCTTCGCCGAGTATCGCCAGATGCGTCGGCGGCTCCTCAAGGGCATGCCGTTCACCGAGCGGGCGCTTGAGCGCGAGCGAGCGGCATATCTGGATCGCACCAGAGCTGCGAGACAAGCCATGGAGGAGAGCGGTGCCTGGCTTATCGGAAACTCAGCCATGATCGAGCAGGCCCTGTCGTTCGACGATCTGTGCGACCTCCTGGGGGTGAATCATGCCCACCGTGCCGAGGCTGCCGAGGTCTGCGCGGGCGACGCCGGAATCGTTGGCGGCCTGCTCTGGATTGGTGGGGAGTTCGAGGACAGCGCGGACCACAAGAGTGGCCGCTCCAACCGAGGGAACACGGGGCCACTTACCGCAGCGGTCCAGAACCTGTTCCAGAGGTTCCTGCTTGAGAATCCGTCGGCAATTCCCGATCCGTTCGCCCCGGGCGGGCCCTTTTACGGAGTCCCGCGGCAGGAGATGGCGCCGAACGGCACTGTGCAGATTCGGCGACCGGCACTCACCGTCCACAGCCAGGACGGGTCAATCCGCACGGTTGAGCGAAAGCCGGAGGTGATTGGTGAGTAGGCAGATGACCGCGCGCCGGCTGACCCGGGCCGAGATGAACCACCTGCGCCGCCTGATCGGTTGGGTTCGTTGCGAAGTAGGAGCAGAGCCAGAGGAAGTCGTCGCCGCTGCCAAAGAGGCTCTCGACCACTTCCAATGCGTGACGGAGGACGGCAAGCAGCGGCTGCTCGAGCACTACCAAAAGTCAGTAGCCGTACCGAATTACATCCGCGCTGCGCTCAAGGCCCTGGAGAAGGTGTGCCTGGAAGAACCGGCCGAGGTGGTTGACGGTGAGTTGGTTGCCCGCAGGCGGCACGAAGCACCGCAACGCCTGGCCGTAGCGCGCAACGAAGAGGAGATAGGGAATGGGAAGCTCGACTAGCCCCGTATCCGAGTTCCTGTCCGAAGAGGAAGTCGCCGAGCTGACTGGGCGCAAGTACCCGAGCCAGCAGATCGAGTGGCTGAATAGGTACGGCTGGAAGTACGCCGTGACCGCGGCGAACCGCCCGATAGTTGGGCGCGTATATGCCCGCCTGAAGCTGGCCGGCGTGAAGCCGACGATGGAAGCAACCGAGAAGTGGAGCCTGGACCTGTCCAGGGTTAGATGATGAGACCGCGGAGCAACAAGAACCGGGGCCTGCCGCCTCGCATGATCAAGCGTACCCGGACGATGAAGTCAGGAAAGGTCTGGGTCGGCTACTACTACGACGGGCGGGATGCTGAGGGGAGGCGCAGGGAGATCCCGCTGGGCACGGACTTGGATGAGGCTCGGGAGAAGTGGGCGAAGCTGGAGAGAAAGGCCGTGCCGCCAACCACTCGGACCGTCGGCGACCTGTTGCGCAGGTTCGAGCGGGACGTGGTTCCGACGAAGGCGCCGAAGACCCAGAAAGAGTATTCGAAGATGATCCGCCAACTGCTGGGCGCCTTTGACGAAGCCCCGGTAGAGGACATTACGCCGAGCACCATCGCTCAGTACCGAGACGCCAGGACGGCCAAGGTTCGAGCGAATAGGGAGATCACCCTGCTTTCCTTCGCCTACAACATGGCCAGGGAGTGGGGCATCACCAGCATGGAAAACCCCTGTCGCGGGGTGAAGAAGAACAAGGAGCAGCCGCGCGATGTGTACGTCACGGACGAGGTGTGGAAGGCGCTCTACGAGAAAGCGCCGGACGATCTGCGGGTGACGATGGACCTCGCGTACTTGACAGGCCAGCGTCCGGCTGACGTGAGGAAACTGCGCAAGAGCGACGTTTCCGGGGACTACCTGCTGGTCGGGCAGAACAAGACGTCGCGCAAGCTCCGGATACGGCTCCGCCGCGCCGACGGGCAGATGACGCAGCTCGGCCGCCTGATCGAGTCGATCACCTCCGACTCTCCGGCGCTGGTCACCAACGAGAAGGGCCAGCCGATGACAGAGAAGATGCTTCGCACCAGGTTCGATACCGCACGTAAGGCTGCGGCCGAGGAGGCGATCAAGGCGGGTGACCAAGACTTGGCCAGGGAGATCATGCAGTTCCAATTCCGGGACATTCGCCCCAAGGCGGCCTCCGATATCGAGAGCCTGGCCGACGCCTCAGACCTGCTCGGACACACGACTCAGGAGATCACGAAACGCGTCTACCGCCGGATCGGGAAGGCCGTGAACCCCGTTAGATAGGCATGAATTGCGGAAACGAAGACAAAATTTGCGGAAGCGATCAGCCTTAAGCTACTGATGCACATAGAAAATCAAACATAAGGCAGAAGATCACCGGACCGCCGCCTCGGGCGGTTCGGGAATGCAGCGACGCATCTACCGCCTCAATGAGGGAGCAGATAGGCGTAATAGCGCTTGAAGGTCAGGGCTGCACGATTCATGCGCGGCACTCTACGCGCCTGTGCCGGGCTGTCAAGGCTGGAAAGCGCCTCGACACGAACCGAGGCACTTCCTCGCAACAGAAGCGCAGCCTGGGAAAGTTTACCCGCCAGTTATCCGCACAAATTTATGACGCCGGTTTCTCTACTTTGAAAAACAACGCCCGACCGGACGTGTACTTCAATAACTCGACCGGAAGAAACCTATCAGCAAGGCAGTTGAATTTTTTCCGAAAGCAATAATTCGATACTTTTCTGGATTGGCGCATCATCTCGTAAAAATAGCGAACCGCTTCCCAGCACCCACGAATATCAATGGATCAGCAATATCCATATGCTTATCGCGGCATTCGAAAAAACATCGACCAATTCCACTGACAAAATATCGGCGTCATTTGCCTAACATGGATATTCCAAGTTCACCCTATCAACTTCCCAGATTGACACTCTCGCCGGCAGATCAGTAATTTTCAGCGACCAGCCGGCAAAGTACTTTTCCAGAGCGGCTGGCAACCGATAGTCAGTCTATCTTCGCAAACCGATGTTTATGCGAGAGGGCCGGCTATCGCTCAAAACTTGATTGATGAAGGAATAGCGCCATGCAACTCGCCACACTTCAGGAACTGAGCTTCGATGAAATCGACCAGGTATCGGGCGCCGGACTCTTCAGCTTCGTCGGCGATGCCATCGTCGATGTGGTCAAGGTGTCCAACGACCTGCTCAACACGTCGGTCATCTCTTCGGTCGGCAAGGTGTTCAACGCCGTCGGCCTGACCCCCATCCATCAACTGGCCGACACCCTCGGCTACGGCGTGTTCAAGGGCGTCGCCGCGGTCGGCGGCCTGCTCGGCGGCGATACCAGCCGTATCGATTACCACTACGACACCGAGTGGACCTGATCCCAGGACCTCGGCCCGCTCCCGTCGCGGAGCGGGCCTCCCCAGTCGCCGGAGGCCTGGGCGCCCCCGGCGGCGACCAAGGACCCGGCAACCGGGAAGGGGCGACCAGCGCCCCGATCAGGAGAACCGCCATGCACGACCCCATCCAGCAAGCCGACGCCTTCGTCGACGATCCCGACCAGGAGTCCGGCGGTCTGTCGCGCCGTAGCTTCCTCGGCAAGAGTGCCACGCTCGGCGCGGTCGGCCTGGTGGCCGGCTGGACCCCGGCCTTCGTCATCCAGCCCGCCGAAGCCGCCGCCAGCAGCTGTCCGGCGCCGGCAGGCTTTCCGGCCGGCCTCGAACTTTATCGGCGGGCGTTCCGCAACTGGTCGGGGGAAATCGCCGCCGACGACCTCTGGAGCTGCGCCCCGCGCACCAACGAAGAGGTTCTCGCGGTGGTCAACTGGGCCTGGCAGAACGGCTTCAAGGTGCGCCCGCGCGGCATGGGTCACAACTGGTCCCCGCTGCTGCTGAAAGGCGGCGAGAACTGCGAGAGCCGCATCATGCTGGTGGAAACCAGCCGTTACCTGACCCGCGTACGGATCGACGCCCAGGGCGAGTTCGGCCTGTTCAGCGCGCAGACCGGCGTCACCATGGAAGCCCTGCTGAAACAGCTGGAGCGGGTCAAGCTCGGCTTCGTCGCCACGCCGGCGCCGGGCGACCTGACCCTCGGCGGGGTGCTCGCCATCGACGGCCACGGCACCGGCATCCCGGCGCAGGGCGAAAGCCGCCTGCCGGGGCAGAGCTACGGCTCCCTGAGCAACAGCATCGTGGCGCTGACCGCGGTGGTCTGGGACGGCGCCGCCGGACAATACGTGCTGAAGACCTTCCGCCGCGACGATCCGGCCTGCGCGCCGTTCCTCGTCCACCTCGGACGCGCCTTCATCGTCGAGGCGACCCTCCAGGCCGGGGTCAACAAGCGCATGCGCTGCCAGAGCTACGTGAACATCCCGGCGAGCGAGATGTTCGCCGCGGCCGGCAGCGGCGGAAGGACCTTCGACAGCTTCCTGCAAAAGAGCGGACGCGCCGAGGCCATCTGGTTCCCCTTCACCGACAAGCCCTGGCTGAAGGTCTGGACGCCGACCCCGCGCTGCCCGTTCGGTGCCCGCGCGGTCAACGGCCCGTTCAACTACCCCTTCTCCGACAACATTCCCAAGGCGCTGTCCGACCTGCTGGCGGCGATCAATACCGGCCACCCGGAACTCACCCCGCTGCTCGGCAAGCTGCAGTACGACCTGGTAGTGGGCGGCATGGCGCTGACCCTGGGCTACGACCTTTGGGGCTGGAGTAAGGACCTGCTGCTGTACATCAAGCCCAGCACCCTGCGCGTCACCGCCAACGGCTACGCGGTGCTGACCCGGCGTCGCGACGTGCAGCGGGTGATCAACGAGTTCTACCTGCAGTACCAGACGATGGTCGCCGCCTACCGCGCCAACGGCCACTACCCCATGAACGGCCCGGTGGAGATTCGCGTCAGCGGGCTCGACCAGCCCGGCGAGTCGATCGTTCCCGGCGCCCAGGTGCCCAGCCTGTCGGCGATCCGTCCGCGCCCCGACCAGCCGGAGTGGGACACGGCGATCTGGCTGGACATCCTCAGCCTGCCCGGCACTCCGCAGGCCAACGCCTTCTACCACGAGTTCGAGGCCTGGCTGTTCGACCACTTCAGCGGCGACTACGCCTCGCTGCGGGTGGAGTGGAGCAAGGGCTGGGGCTACAGCCCCACCGCCGCCTGGGCCGAGCCGACGGTGGTCGACCAGTTGGTGGCGCAGTCGCTACGCCAGGGTCTGGTCGCAGACAACGATTGGGACGCCGCGGCGCGCCAGTTGAACGAGGCCGATCCGCATCGGCTGTTCAGCTCGCCGCTGCTCGACCGGCTGATGCCATGAAATGCCGCTATGCGAGGCCGTACTGACTCGGACGAAGAGCGGTTCGCCGGAGCCGATATGAATGAGCCCTCGATACGGCGTTGACTTGTTCAACAGGTCTTATCGAGGTGTCGCACGAACCGGCCTTAATCATTCGCAAAGTTTACCCGGAGTGGCAAACCTTCATCCGCCGAATATTGAAACTCATTGTCAAACGAATTATCGAGCCCATGAAAAACCGCTAATCCTGGCAGTTCATCCCACTCTTTCGGATTAGTACCATCGAATGGCTTTCCAGACTCAGGGGAAGCCTAAAGGAGATATATGAAATGAAAGAACTCAATGACATTGAAGTCACCTGCGTTTCGGGTGGAACTCTTTCCGGCATGATCGTAGGCGCCGTCGACGGCGCCGCGACGGGCATGGCAATCGGCGGGAAATGGGGCGGTGCCGGCGGCTTCGGCTTCGGCGCTCTTTCCCAGTTGGTCGGCCTGATCGTGCCAACCGCAATGGGCGCTATTGCCGGGGGCACGGTCGGTCTCTTCACCAATGCAGAGACGGCTGTCGGTTACTTGGGCCAATACCGGGAAAACTTCGGTCCCGGTGATGTAGGCCGAACCACCATCTAA